TTCTTTAATACGAGAATAAGTTCTCATATAAACTAATTCACCTAAACCATTAAAACCAAATGGTGGTCTTTTTCTTTTATATTTATCTATAAAATTTTCAGATAAAACAAATTTTTCAATTGACAACAGAAATTCTACTTAATATATAAAATCTTTTACCATAACCCTGCTTAATTACAATAGTAAATATAATATATATTAGATCATCATTCAAATCCATCCACTTTTTTTCCCATATCTTTGTATTTATTTGCTAATTGTTTTCTTAAAAACTCTTCACTATTATCCATCTTTTTTTGAGCTTCTCTACCCAATTTTGAAGTACTCTCATATAACTGAACTAACCCTATATTTGGATTAATAGTAGCTGGAAATGTAATTCCATCTACACCAAATCTATTTTTAATTACATGAAATCTACCAGTATTAGCTATCTTATCTTCAACTTTTCTACTCATACTCATTACAAAATCAGCGGTCATAATTTTACTATAATCTTCTGCAACTTTATCAGCCCCAATAATTTCTTCTTCTAAAGCACTTCTATTTGCTTGTGAGGCTGTCCATATTGGAACTTCTACTTCTCCTGCAAGTCCTCTCAAATCTTCATATATATTACCAATTGCATGTCTCTTTTCTTTAAAAAATCCTGTTGGCATTATAATATCTGCATAATCCACAATAACCAAATCAGGATTAATACCACTTAACTCAATTTGTTTTAAATGTGATCCTAATGTTTGAACTGTGGCAGATTTAGTTGGAAAATATTTAATCAACAGTTTTCCAGTTAGCTTCGATATTTTTTTCTGAACTTCTTCTTTATTAAATTTTATATTTGATGTTGTTACTCCAGTAAAAATAGTATCATATCGTATTCCAACATAATTTTCATTCAATTCTAAAGTATAATGTACAACTGACTTCTTTTCTTTAAGCATTGTTGCACCCAAATTCTGCAATGTCCACGATTTGCCAATTCCTGCTGGTGCAACTATAACACCAAGTTCTCCCTTACCTAAACCACCATCCATAATTTCATTTACAACATCCCACGGCGTTTCAATTGTATCTCTACTTGATTCAGTTAATCTAACTTCAAGTGATTCAATATAGTCGTGTCCTAAATCTCTTGTAGTTCCAGCTTTCATTGCATCATCAACAACCCTTTTAATACCATCATAGTCTTTATTCTCTAACATATCTACTGATTGCATTATAGCTGTTTTCAATGTTTGATTTTTACAAAAATCTAATGTTTCAGTTTGTACAAATTCTAAATCTGTAGCCTCTACATTTTTCCAAACTTCTCTTAACTTATCAACTACAGTTGATTTCAAAATATCATTTTCAATTTCATTTATCTTAACTTTTAAAACTTCAAGAGTTGGGTGTTTTTTATATTCATAATAATACTCGTTAATAACTTTAACCAACCATTTATTTGCATCACTATCAAACATAGTAGGATTTAAAATATCACTAATTGTCTGAATAAATTTTACATCACTCAACAGCGAAGATATAATTTTAGTTTGAAACGTTATTCCATATTCTGTTAAAGTTTCACTCATATGTTTTCTCAGCATAATTATTCAGTTGATTGAAATTAGTTGCTAACCAACTCGTTACATTTGGAAGTGACGTATACAGTTTATCTTCCATAAACATTGTTTGAAATTTATATTTTATTAATCTATTAATTGGTTCATTTACTCTTTTAGTTATTTTTGTTTTTGTAGAAGCAGATATATTAACATCTGATAACTGCATTAATTTATAATTTCTTTCTATAATTTCTTTTGAATCAGGAACTTCAGTAATAACATCATTTATATCAGCTATACTATTTTCCCTTAAAAACGGTAACTTTTTTTGAATTGTCTTTAATCCAAATCCCTTAACCCCTGGTATATTATCAGATTTATCACCATCTAAAACTCTATACCAAATTAAATTATGAGATGAAATACCATACTCTTCTAATACAGCATTCTCATCATACATTTTCTTTTTAGTTGGACTCCATATTTTTATTCTTTGATTAGCCAACTGTAAAAAATCCTTATCAGTTGACATAATAACAATCTTAGAATCAGTAAGTACTTGTCTGCTAATATAACCAATCGTATCATCTGCTTCAATATGATCAAATGATAAAGTTAAAAGTGGTAAAGTATCTAAATATTCTACACTACGTTGGAGTTGCATCAACATATTTTGTCGTTCATCATCCATTGATGCAAAATCATAACTTCTGTTTAAACGATATTTAGTTCTTTTTTTATCTTTATATTCTGGATAAAGTTTACGGCGTCGATCAGACCCACCCTTGCCATCAAAAACAATGATAACACGAGTAGGCCTAACCATATTAATGGTGTAACCAATACTCTTTAAAAAACCAACTATTCCACCAACGTGAATACCATCATCATTGGTAGTTGGTATAACACTAAACACTCTAATAAAAGTATTCAGGCCATCTACTATGAGTACTTTATCGTTAGGTTCTCGACCATTTATTTTACCGCCCTTAGATTTTATCTCTTCAAAAATTGAGAGATATTTCCTATTCATTTTCTAATACAACTACATCATCTATTCCAAAGTTCTTTTCATACTTCAGTATAATTTTATCACAAATTAATTGATAACAATGTTCTTTAAACTCTCCTTCTAAATATGTTGCCCAATCTTTAGATTGAAATTTAATTTCTTCTCCTTTATGATTTACCATAGTATACCAAGCACCACCTTGCTTTACCAATTTATGATCCTTTAATACTTGTAACCAACTACCTTTGTTATCAATACCTGTTTCAAAATATAACTCAAAATCAGCATGTCTCATTGGAGGCCCAAGTCTATTTTTAATAACTTGTGCTCTGATTTTTATTCCTACTGTATTTTTCTTACTATCTTTTATTTGTCCAAGATTTTTCAATCTTATTCGTGTTGACGCATGAAATGGTAATGCTTTTCCACCACTTGTAGTCCACGGATCACCGAACATTACACCAAGTTTTTGTCTTAACTGGTTTGTAAAGACAAGAGCTATCTTCTCTCTACCAATCATCTGTGTAATCTTTCTCATTGCTTTAGATATAATAATTGCTTTAGCAGTAGCCCAACCATCTTTATCAAAATCTGCTTCTAACTCTACTTTTGTAGTAGCACCAGCAAGTGAATCTACTAAAATAGTTACTAATCTATCCTTATCTGACTCTCTAACTTTTGCTACAATTTCTTCAATTGATTCAAAAACATCTTCAACTGTTTCTAAATGTAGATATAACATACTATCCACATCAATACCTATTGCACTAAGAAACTCAGTACTAACGGAAGTTTCTGTATCTATATAAACAGCTACTCCACCTTTACGTTGAGTTTCTGCTAATATATGTGCACCAAGCAGTGATTTACCACTTGATTCTAATCCGTTTATTTCAGTAATCCTGCCGACAGCAATTCCACCGTGTGGTTTATTTGAAATAGCCAAATCTAACACAGTTGAACCTGTAGATACAAAATCTTTAATGTCGGTGGGTGTTGTGTCTGTTCCATCCAAGAAATACGCAACTTTCATATCCTTGAATTGTTTGTTTAGGGTGTTGGCTAATACTTCAGCCAATTTGTCTCTTGTTGACATATCACTCTCCAATTATAAAATGGTGGTGATACCCGGTAGCCACGTATTTCGCGAAATTTCGATTCGAATCTCGGATGACTGGGCGGTTTTATCTCAGCCTTCAACCACCACCATTAGGTTATTTATTTATTGAATAAATCATCAAATGCAGATGCTGTATCTTTAGCATCAAAGTTTGTTGATTCAGTTACAGTAGATGATACTACTTTTTCTTTTTTCTCTACTGAATCATCTTCTGAACCACCATTTAGATACTCATTTAATGTATCCGTAAGTTCTTCATAAGTCATTTCACTATAAATCTCACGAATATCTTTTTGAGTTTTCTTTATGGTTTCAAGAACCTCTGCATTCTCTGTAATTGGAGTTTGATTGGGTTTGACTCTAATGGACGTTGAGGGAAATGATTTCCCTGTTTCCTCAGCTGTCTTAAACTCAACCACTACATCACGCCCGTTTGTTGGATCCGTAATATCACCATAATCTGGATCTGCTATAATAGATAACAATTCCTGATATACAGTTTTACCGAATCCCCAAAAC